CGGATGAACCCCGCGGCGGCCACGTCGCCTTGCTCCGCGCTCTCGGGGGTGACGACATCGAAGGTCACAACGAAGAGGGGGCGGGGCATGTCACGCGCCCCGCGACACGGCGCGGGAAAGGTCGATCGCTTCGGAGAGAAGCGAGTCGAGCTGGGCGGCGCCGTTGCCGTGTTCGGTCGTCACGCGCGCGATCTCGGCGAGTAGCGCCGCCATGCGGGGCGCGGCAGCGATGACGGCGGCGGTTTCTGCGCGCTCGTCGATAAGGCGGGCTAGCACCTCGTCGGGCCGATCCTTGCCGGGGTGCGGCAGGACGGCAGGGCCGACGCGGAGAGCGCCGTAAGCGCCGCGCTCGATAGGCCACATGGCGGGTAGGGTGATAGGCATCGGTGCGTCCTTCCTTCGTGTTGGTCGCGGCGCTAGACTGTGGACATGCGCAAGAGCAAGTCAACACCTATTGACGGGACTCCGGAGGATTTTTCGGGCCGCCTCACCTCCCGAACTGGCGGGGTCGATGCCGCACGGCAGCGGGTATTTATGGAATTGATGGCGACAACGGGGAACATCACGAAAAGTTATGAAGCGGCAGGCATCTCGAAAGCCACTGCTGCGCGGATCATGGCGGACTCGCGGTTTCACGCGGCCGTGTTCCGTTACCGGCAGGCGCAACTTTCTTCCGAGGGTGGCGGGCTGGCATACGCAGTGTTGCGCGAGATCATGACCGAGCGCACGATTCTTGCGGACGGCTCGCCTGGTCCCTACGTCGCCCCCGTCCAGGAACGGCGGCAGGCTGCCGTTGCCGTGCTGCGCCTCGCTGGCCACACCGAAGCCCTAGGCGCCGCGCTCGCGCAGGCCGCGACGGCAACCGCGCTAGCCGATCTCTCCGAGGAACAGCTACGGGAGCACGTGCGCACGGCGGAGGCTGCGCTTGCCGCTCTCCGGGCTACCGCGCCGGCCGCTTCCTCGCCCGATGTGCTCGACGTAGCGCCCGATCAGCCCGAGGTGTCGAGCTTGCTCTAGGGCGCGCGCTCCCTACTGGACGGAGCGCGGCGCTTTCGGCCTCGCCGTCTGGCTCTCGGCTGCCGCCGCGCCCCCGCCCCCGGGGGAGGGGTCGACCGCGCGCGCCGAGCTTAGTGACCCTCGTCGCCACAAAATCGCGGCGATTCCGTGGACCATCAACGAAAAGAAGCCCGACACCGCGAGGTGCCGGGCCGAGTTGATTGCGACGAAAGGAGAACGCTCCTCCGCCCTACCATCATCTCGGACGAAATGCTAGTCTCGTCGGACGATGCCTCAACCCGCCCCCTACGCCCGCGATTTCGACTTCACGAATCTCGCCCCGGCCGAGGTGCCCGAGGTGGGAGCTCGGCTCAACGCCGAGTTCGACGACCTCGCGGCGCGGGTAAGCGAGATCCGCGACAGCCTTGGCCGCATCCAGCGCGACGACGGCGTGCTCGCTAACCAGTCGGTTCACCCCGACGCTCTCTCCGCGCGCACGCGCTCGCTGGTCGTGGGCGGGTGGTCCCTGCGCGGCAACTGGACGACCGCCACGGCCTACGTCGCTCGCGACGTGGTGGCCCAGGGCGGCGTGCTCTACGTCGCGCTCGCCACGCACGTCTCGGGCGTGTTCGCGACCGACCTTGCCGCCGGCCGCTGGCTGGTCTGGTATCAGGAAAACACCATGCCCGGCCCGGCGACCATCACGCCGGCCATGCTGGCTCCGTCGTTCGAGCTGCCGTTCAACCGCCTCGGCGTCTACCGGAGCGCCAGCGCCGATGCCGTGCCGCGGTCGATCGTGTACCGCATCGAAGAGGAAGTGTCCCTTGGCGATTTCGGCGTGGACGCCGATGGGGGCGCGCCGATCGACGGCGCTTGGGTAGCCGCCGTTGCCCACGCCGAGCAGCTTCGCGCCGTGCTCGTGGTGCCGCCCGGCACCTACCGCGCAAGCGGAACGCTGACGTTCCGCGCGCAAAACGCACGCGGCATCCGCATGGACGGCCACATCGTGCTCGACGCGGGGTTCCCTGGCCCGGCGCTGGCTATCGGCCAGGACAGCGCAACCCCCGGCGCGTTCAATCGAGGCAAGCGGTATGTCGGCCTGAGCGTGTCGCGGGCGGCGCAATCCAACTGGTCGGATGAATCGGTCGTCGGCATCCAGATCATCAATGCCGACAACTGCGACGTGCATGTGGCACGGGCTGAGGGCTTCACGATTGGCGTGCAGCTCGTAGGCAGCCAGCGCGGGTGCGAAGACAGCCGCTACACGCTCGGCCGGCTCGTGAACAACCGCATCGGCCTGGACCTGCGCTGCACCTCCGCAAGCGGCTGGGTGAACGCCAACACCTTCGTCGGCGGCCAGTTCGCGAACGACAGCGGGACGAACCCCTTGCTCAATCGCTTCGGCGTGCGGCTCTCGTTCACGCCTGGCTCCTACAATCGGCACAACGCGAACCGTTTCTTCGGGCCGTCCTTCGAGCTCCAGCGTCAGGGCACGCCGGGCTCGGTCGCGGCGATCCCCTTCCTCGTCGAAGCGGACGACGCGCGCGACCTCCACGCGACGAGCGTGCGCATGGAGGCGTGCTCGCCGTTCGTCGCCCGGCACACGGGCGGCGCCCAGGGTGGCGCGCTCGATTGCGTCTACGAGGTCGGGTACGTCGGCACCTACGGCTACAGCGGGGCCGACGTGGAATACGTCGGCGCGACGCGGTTCGGCGGCAGCGTGCGCGTCGCGCACCAGGCGGCCGTCGCTTTCGACACGCCGCGGCTCGTCGCGGCCGTCAACGACGTGCGCGCGGCGGCGTTCCGGAACGCGGTGGTTGCCGCCGGCGGCATCGGCTTTGAAGGGCTGGCGGTCCTGTCCGGCAATCCGGCCGGGCCGCCGACGAACCTGACGGGGTTCGCGTTCGGCGGGCTCGACCTCATCACGCTGGCAGCCGGCCATGTCGGCCTGCCGACGAGCCGCGCGCTGGCTTTCGTCGTGGACTGCGGCGAGTGCAAGGACTTCCTGCTGGCTGCCGAAGGGACGGATCTCCGTCTCGTCGTGATGCAATTCGATGCAAGCGAGAATGTGCTGGGCGCGGCGGCGCCGGTGCGGCTCAGCAACGGCAACATCGCGTGGACCGGAATCGCAAACAACTGGTGGGAGATGTCGAGCAATCTCGACGCGCTCACCGGCGGCGTGTCGCTGAACCGCCATCAGCGGGTGTCGCTGCACGCGTCCGCGCGGTTCGCCATGATCGGCGTGCGCGGCGGTTCAGCGTCCGCGATCGTGCGCGCCATGCGCCTCTTCGCGCCCGCGCGCTTCGCGCCCGCGGTGCTGGCGGGTGGCGCGCGGGCGTGGGGCACGCGCGAGATTCAGATGTCGCAGGCGTGGACCGTGCCTTCGCTGTCGCCGAACACGCTCACGCCGCTCGACGTGGCGCTTCCCGGCTTGCGCGGCGGCGATTACCTCGAAGTGTCCTTCGAGAAGACGACCGGGTTCCAGAACGGCAACGTGGTCTTCGAGGTGTCGCACGGCGGCACCGCGGCCACGGACGCCGCGCGCGTCATCGCGCGCAACTCGACAGGCTCCACGGTGAACGTCGGTGACGGCATCGTGCGCGTGCGGGCAATCCGGCCGCGCCTGTGAGGACGCGCGGCCCCTACCGGCCCCGCGCTGGCGCCGCGACCGAGCAGGAGGCGCCGCAGAAAGACCCGCGGCAGACGGCTATCGACGACGCGCAGCGGGCGCTCTACGCGGCCAAGCGCGCGCTGAAGGTGAAGCAGGCGCGCGGCGCCGGGTGGGAATCCCTGCGCGCGTTCTGCGAACTGATGTGGCCGGACCCGGAAGACCCGGACAACCCGGACGCCAGCCTCTTCGAGTGCGAGCCGCATCACAAGATCCTGCTGCAGATGGTCGCCGACATCGAGGCGCGGAAGCGACTGCGCGCCGCGTGCTCGATGCCGCCTCAACACGGCAAAGCGGTCGCGCTTGACACGCCAGTTCCGACGCCGGACGGCTGGCGCCGCATAGTCGACCTGCGCCCTGGCGATTTTGTGTTCAGCGAAACAGGCGCTCCCTGTCGCGTCGTCGCGGTGTCTCCGGTGTGGCGGCGCCGTCCTGTGTTCTTCGTGCGTACGGATGACGGTGACGAGATCATCGCGGACGAGAACCACGAGTGGGTTGTCCGGCTGTGCCGCAAACGTCCTGTGTTCAAGACCAAGACGACGCGAGAGCTGGCCGAGCGAAAAAGCGCGCGGGCGCCGATGGTGCAGGCACAAGGACCGCTTGATCTTCCTGACGCCGAGCTTCCGATCGACCCCTACGTTTTGGGCGCGTGGCTTGGCGACGGGTGCACGGATTCGGCGACGATGTGCACCGTAGACCAGGCCATCGTCGACCGCGTAGCCGCGGCGGAAGGCGCGCGCGTCACGAAGACGCGAAGCGATGGCGTCATGTACTTCATCCCAGGACGGCGGCACGGCGATTTCAGTCGCAAGCTGCGAACGCTGCGGGTGATGGGGGACAAGCACGTTCCTGCCGCCTATTTGCGCGCCTCGTCTGCGCAACGGCGCGCTTTGCTTCAAGGGCTGATCGACACGAATGGGCACGTCGCGCCGGATGGTCAAGTGGAGTTCTGCTCCACGCGGTTGCCGCTCGCGCTCGCCGTGCGCGAACTCGTAGCGTCGCTGGGCGGCAAGGCGCGAGTTGTGGGGGGAAGAGCGACGCTGGATGGGCGGGACTGCGGGCCGAAGTACCGAGTTCTGTTCTACATGGCCGACGCCGCTTGGCTGCCGCGCAAGGCAGAGCGATGCAGGACCGGAGTAAAGTCGGACAGGCGGTACCTGACGATTACGCCTGCGGGCGTGGCCGATACCGTGTGTATTGAGGTGGACAGCCCTAATCGCATGTTTTTGGTCGGGCGCTCGATGTTGCCGACCCATAACAGCCAAATCCTGTCGCGCCTCGGGATCGCCTGGGTCATCGGGCGGAATCCGCATTGGCGTGTACTCTTCGCCACCTACGCCGACAACCTGGCGGAGACGCGCGGCGACGAACTCCGCACCACGCTGGAAAGCGACGCCTTCCGCGAGGTGTTCCCCAAGGTCGCGCTGAAGGCCGGCAGCCGGTCGAAGACCGAGATGGTCTTCACGGCGGGCGGCTCGGTGAACCTCGTCGGCCGCGGCACCGGCACGACCGGCCGCCCCTGCGACCTGTTCGTGATCGACGACCCCTACAAGGACGACGAAGAGGCATCCTCCGAGACGATCCGCGAGAAGGTGCGCACGTGGTACTCGGGCGTAGCGCAGACCCGGTGCCCGGTGTGGGCGCCCATCCTGATCGTCCACACGCGGTGGAACGAAGACGACCTGATCGGGTGGCTTACCGACCCCGCGCATCCCTCGAATCGCGCCGATCCCGAGCGCCCGAAGCGGTGGACTTACGTCAACTTGCCGTCTCCCGTGAACGATGACGCGCTGGCCGCGGCGCTCGGGCTGCCGGTCGGGAGCGCGCTCTGGCCGCGGCGCTTTCCGCTGCACCACCTGGCGGAGATCAAGGCGAACGACGCTCGGCTGTACGCCGCCCTGTACATGGGCCAGCCCGCGCCCGAAGACGGCGACTTCTTCCGCGCGAATCACTTCCACACCTACCTGCCGCACGAGCTGCCGAAGGTGCTGCGGATCTACGCCGCGAGCGACCACGCAGTGAGCGAGAAGCAGCGCGCCGACTGGACCGTGCTCGGGACGGTGGGCGTGTGCGAGCAGAACATCGTGTGGGTGCTGCCCGACCTGTTCTGGGAGCAGGCGCCGACCGACAAGGTGGTGGAGGCCATGCTCGACATGGCAAAGCGCCAGCCGCCGCTCTGGTGGCGCGCGGGCCGCGACCATATCACCAAGGCGATCGGGCCGTTCCTGCGCAAGCGCATGCAGGAGCGCAACGTCTTCGTGAACGTCATCGAGGAACCCGAGGCCGGAGACAAGGTGCGCAAGGCGCAGGCGATTCAGGCGCGCATGGCGGCCGGCGCCGTGCGCTTTCCGGCCGGCGCGCCTTGGTACGTGAAGGCGCGCGCCGAGATGCTGAAGTTCCCGCACGCGAAGCACGACGACTTCGTGGACTTCATGTCGCTGATCGGCCGCGGACTGCGCACGCTGAACGCTGCCGCCGCGCCCGCCGCGGCGAACGACGCGCTGCCGAAGACGAACACGATTCGCTGGATCAAGTGGGCCGCGCAGCAAGACCGGCTCGCGTCGGCTCGCGACAACCGACTCAGCACGATGTGAGGCCCAGATGAGCGATACCCCCGTGCCCATCGCGGGCGACGACGACACTTTCACGCCCGGCGGCGGGATCGTTCCGATCCTCAGGCGGCCGGGCGATGTGCCGAAGGACCGGCGCGATTTCGTCACGCACCTCGTGGATCGCGTGAAAGAGGCCAAGCGGCATTGGGAGCCGGACTTCGCGCGCATGACGCGCGACATGGACTTCGCCTCGGGCCTCCAGTACCGGAACCAGGAGAGCTACGAGGACACCCGCTACAGGCTCAACCTGACGCTGCGGCATGTCGGCCAGCGCGTCGCCACGCTCTACGCCAAGAACCCGAAGGCGGTCTATCGGCGCCGCCCGCGTCTCGACTTCGCGCTGTGGGACGAGAAGCCCGAGTCGCTGGCGATGGCGCAGGCGACGATGCAGCAGGCCATGGCGTCGCTCGCCGGGCCGCAGGTCGATCCGATGACTGGTGCGGCGATCACGGTGCCGCCTCCCGATCCGGCTGCGGCGATGCAGGCCGAGGCGCTGATGGCGGACTACCAGCAGGGCATGGCGGAGCGAGTGCGCGCCGAGCGCATCGGTCGCACCCTGGAGATCCTGTGGGACTACTTCATCGTCGAGCCGACGCCGAATACGAAGGTCCAGATGAAGGCTATGGTGCGTCGCGCCGTCACGTGCGGCGTGGGGTGGGTGAAGCTTCGCTACCAGCGAATCGCGCAGCAGTCGCCGGATCAGGGCGCAGCCATCGCGGACATCACGTCGCAGCTCGCCGCAATCGAGCGCCTGCGCGCAGTGGTCGCAGACCCCGAGGCGCAAGCCGCGCGCAACGCCGAGCGCGAGCAGCTTCGCCAGGCGCTCACGGCGTTGCAATCCCAGCCGCAGGTCATCGCGCGCGAAGGGCCGCTCCTCGACTTTCCCCGCGCCACGGCCGTCATCCCCGACCCCAACACGCGCAGCCTGCGCGGCTGGATCGGCACGGGATGGGTAGCGGAGGAGTTCGTTCTGCCCGCCGAGCGAGTGCAGGAGATCTACAAGGTGGACCTCGCCGGCATGGCCGCCCGCATGGAAACGCCGGTGCGCGTCATTGTGCGCGACGGCTCGCCGCACATACGCTTCTGGCAGGTCTACGACCGCGACACGCGCCGGCTCTACACGGTCGCTGACGGCTGGCCCGATTTCCTCGAAGAGCCGCGTGCGCCCGAAGTCGATCTGGAGCAGTTCTTCCCCTACTACGCGCTTACCTTCAACGAGATCGAGCACGAGAAGCGCGTCTACCCGCCGAGCGACGTGGAACTGCTGCGCCACGTGCAGGACGAGTACAACCGCACCCGCGAATCGCTGCGTCAGCACCGCATCGCGAACCGCCCGCTCTACGCCGCCGCGGCCGGCGCGCTCGACAAGACCGACCAGCGCAGCCTTGCCGGTCACGAGGCGCACGCCATCGTCGTCCTCAATGCGCTGAAGGAAGGCCAGAACGTCGGCGAGCTGCTGCAGCCTGTGCAGAAGGTGCCGGTCGATCCTGCGGTCTACGAGGTCGAGAGCCTGTTCGCCGATGCCCAGCGCGTCACGGGCAACCAGGAAGCCAATCTCGGCGGCACCAGCGGGGCAAGCGCGACCGAGGTTTCGATCGCCGAGAGTTCGCGCATGTCCACGGTCGGCTCCGAGGCCGACGACATGGATGAGCTGCTGACGGACATCGCGCGCGACTTCGGTAAGGTGTGTCTCACGATGCTGTCGGCGGAGACGGTCACGCGCATCGTCGGCCGCGGCGCGATGTGGCCGGAGTTCTCGGCCGACGACGTGGCGGCGGAGATTTCGCTGGTGGTCGAGGCCGGCAGTTCGGGCCGCCCGAACCGCGAGCGCGATCTGGCGAATCTGGAGCGCGTGGCGCCCTACATCCTCCAGGTGCCGGGCATCAAGCCCGACAAGATCGCGCGTTACATGCTGTCGCTGCTCGACGAGCGGCTGGACCTGAACGACTGGCTCGATCCGGCCGTGCCCGCCATCACCGCCATGAACCGCGCCGCCCCGGCCGCCGGCGGCCCCAGCGCGCCCGACCAGCAGGGTCCGCAGGGGGCGGACAACGCGCCGAACCCGCAGCAGACGCCGGGCGGGCCGCAACCGGCCTACGGCCCGAGCGGCAACGATGTTGTGTGAGTGTTGATTTCACCGACACTTTCTGTATGCTAGTCAGCGCGAAACCGCAAAGGTGCGTCACCCCGCATGTCCTCGGACACCGAGACAGAGTTCGACGAGCAGAACGGTCAGGCGGCGCAGCCCGCCCAGCCGGACCCCGCACCCGCGCCCGAAGCGGCGCCGGCGTCGAGTGACGCGCCTCCTGCGGCGGAGGCATCGGCGGAACCCAAGACGGCTCTCGAAGCGGCGCTGAAGGCGCTTGCCGCGAAGCAGCCTGCGGACCCGCCTGCGACGGCGCAGCCCGTCGACGCCACTCCCGATACCAAGCCGGCACAGCCGGAGGCGCCCGAGGCCGACCAGAGCGACGCTCTGGCCGACGTGCCGCGGCTTCCTCCTGACGTGTTCCGACTTCTCCCCCAGGAAGCGCGCGCGGCCTTCAACGCCTTGCGCAAGCAGGTGGGCGCTCTTCGTCCTGACGCCGAGCGCGGCCAGGCGGTTGCCCGCTACATGCAGGCCAGCGGCGTCACGCCGCAGGAGTTCGCGGATCTGCAGGACGCGGGCGCGCTGATGAAGCGCGATCCGGCCAAGGCCCGCGAGGTGCTTCTGCGGCATCTTGACAAGATCGACACGGCGCTCGGGCTGAAGCTGCCCGACGACATCCGCGAGGGCGTCGAAACCGGAACGATCGACGAGGCCAGCGCCAGCGAGTTCGCCAAGGCGCGGGCCGAGCGCGACGCCTATCGCGCCGAACTGGAGGCGCGCGAGCGCGCCGCTGCTTCGGCGGCGATGACGGCGGCGGTCATGGGATGGGAGGAGCGGACTCGTCGTACCGACGCGGATCTGGAGCGCAAGCTGCCGAGCATCATGCGCGAAGTCGAATTGGCTCTCACGAAGCGCAAGGCCGCGGGCATTTCCGTCGCCACGCCCGAGGAGGCGGTCGATATCGTGCAGCAGGCGTATGCGGCCACGGAGAAGATGCTGGCGCCTTTCCGGCGCAGCGCGACGCCCGTGCCCGCCTCGCCGAGTTCGGCGGCGTCGCCGGCCGCTCCGCGCGGCATCCAGCCGAGGAACTCCCACGAGGCTGCGATGCAGGCGTTGGGGTGGTCCTGACCCGGACCCTCGCTGAAAGGCACCCCCCACAATGGCACTCGCCGACTTCACCCCGAACGAGCTTGGCACCATTGCCGCCTCGGTCATCGACTTCCACCTGAAGAGCAACGCGCAGGTCCAGAACGAGCAGCAGCGTCCCTTCTTCAAGGCGATGCGCGCCGTCCAGAAGACGTTCCCCGGCGGCAAGGAGCTCATCACCGGGCCGGTCGCGGAGCAGTCCGACAACGGCTTTGTCGGCTACTCGGGCGACGACGAGACGGCCTACACGAACTCTTCGCCGCTGAAGCGGTGGACCTACGGCTGGTTCGAGCTGCACGACGGCATCAGCATCACGCACACCGAGCTCAAGCACGCTGGCATCACCGTGTCGGAGAGCAACGCCGCGCAGAGCACGGCGATGAAGTCGGGCTCGGCCGCGGTGCGCATCGTGACGAGCCTGCTCGACGAGAAGATGCGCGACTTCAAGAGCCGCCAAGAGCGCAGCTACAACCTGATGCTGCTCCGCGATGGCACGCAGTCGCCGAAGGTCTTCGCGGGCGTCCGCGCCATCGTGCGCGACAACCCCACGGTCGGCATCGTCGGCGGCATCGACTCCGCCGTTACCACCTGGTGGCGCAACCGCGCGCGTACCGCCGCGTCCGGCGGCGTCATCGCCACGTCCACCACGACGCTGAACGGCATCCGCACGCTCCAGAGCGAAATGCGCCAGCTTCGCCGCTACGGCGGGATGCCGAACCTGGCGCTGGCCGGCTCGGGCGCGATCGAGAGGCTGGAGGCGGAGGTCCACGCGCGCGGCTCCTACACCGACTCGGGCTGGGCGAAGGACATCGACATCACGCTCGGTGATCTCGTGATCCGCGGCGTCGGCGTCATCAAGTACGACCCGACCCTGGACGACGAGGGCCTGCGCGATCGGCTCTACCTCTTCGACACTCGCCACATCTGCCCCTACGTCATGGAGGGCGAGGACATGAAGCGGCACGCGCCGGCCCGGCCGGAGAACCGCTACGTGATGTATCAGGCGGTCACGTGGACCGGCGGCTTCGTCGCCGACATGCTGAACTGCCACGGCGTGTACGACTTCTCGTAACCCACGGACCAAGAGGAGTCACACCCCATGTCCGATTTCACCGTCTCGTTCCGCCTGCTGACGGCTGTGCCGACCGGCGGCACCTTCGCCATCGCCTACCCGAGCGGCACGAACCGCGGCACCTTCGCCCGCGGCACGCGCCACTCGATGTACGCGATCCAGAACGAGTACCGCTCCCCGGCCGGCATCGGCGTCGTGCTCGGCGCGACGGCGGCGACCGTCACCTACCGCGGCGCGACCACGCTTCCGGCTGGCACGGAGGTCTTCTTCCAGTTCGATGTCGGCGCCGTCTCGTTCCGCGAGGGCTTCGACGTGGGCGTGCCGCTGAATACCGGCATCGCCTACCCGATGTTCCTCGATCTCGGGAACCCGATCGCGGGCAGCGCGAACAGCATCCTTCTGAGCGCGGCTGTCACCGCGGCGGCGCCGGTGCTCGAAGGCTCTTTCACGGGCGCAGCGGCGGTCGGCGGGCGCGTCACACTTGACGTGCCGCGCAACGTCGTCGCGGCCTGGACGACCGTCGCGGTTCTCACGGTGGACGGCTTCGACGTGTATGGCCGTCCGATGCGCGAGGTGTCCGCTTCGGGCACGTCGTTCGCGGGCGTCAAGGCGTTCTCGCGCGTGACGCGCGTGGCCTTCAACGCGAACGTGACGGGCGCCACGGTCGGTACCGGCAACGCGCTGGGCCTGCCGATCCGGCTCGTCGGCGCCGGCCATGTCCTGCGCGAGTTGCAGGACGGCGCGGTGCCGACCGCCGGCACGATCGTTCCCGGCTTGGTCCACAGCACGCCGTCCGCCGGCAACACCGCCGACGTGCGCGGCACCTACACGCCGAACGCGACCCCGAACGGCACCATCGCGTTCGGGATCATCATCGCGGCGTCCGACCCGAGCGACTTCGGCAACCCGCAGTTCGCGGGCTGACCGCAACCCGAGGGAGGCGGCGGTTGCCGCCTCCCTCACAGGAGGCATCCTCATGGATATGTGCCATTGCGCCGTGAACCACGCCGGCAGCCGCGACATGCAGGTGTTCAAGAGCGACGTGACGCCGGCCGAGATCATGATCCTGCGCGCGCTCCACGGCGACGACGCGGTGCATCGCATCCGCGTCACCGGCAGCGCGAAGCGCGGCAGCCGAGCCGAGCACGTGCGCCTGGTCCGCATCTACGGCGGCAAGGCTGTCGCGGAGACGTTTCCCGGCTCCGCGCCGCGGCTCCCGGACACGCTGGCCGAGGCGGGCCTGCGCGAGACGAACTACCGCGACCCGGATCCCGAGCCGAGCGAGCCGGATCTGGAGGATGAAGAGGACGAGGCGCCCGCCGCGCCGCCGGCCGCCGCTGCCGCCGTCGAGCGCGTGCTCGCCAGCAAGGCCAAGGCCGCCGCGCTGACGTGAGCGCGAACACGGCCACGCTGGGCGAGCTGCTGGTCGACCTCCGGGGCGAACTGCAGCAGAGCCTCAATCCGGCCCAGGCGGTGCAGGTGGCGCCAGCGCACCGCGTGCGCCTCCAGCGCGTCCAGCGCATGTTGTGGGCCGATTTCGCGTGGCCGCATCTGCGCGACCGGTGGGACGTGTCTCTCGCCGCAGGCCAGCGGTATTACGACATCCCGGAGGCTCTGGCGCTCGGCCGGATCGAGACGGTCCATGTCAAGTGGGGCGACGACTGGTATCCGGTCGAGCGCGGCATCGGCGCCGACGAGTGGAACGCCTTCGATCCCGACGACGAGCGCACCGACCCCGTGCTGAATTGGGACACGCGCCCGAACAACCAGATCGAGGTGTGGCCCGTGCCCGTCGCGGACGGCGCGCAGGTGCTCCGCTTCACGGGCATCCGCGCGCTCGCGCCGTTCGTCGAGGACAGCGACACGAGCACCCTTGACCGCGATCTGCTCATCCTGAACGCCGCCGCCGAACTCGCGCGCGAGCAGAAGGACGCCGAGCGGTTCGCGGCCCGCGCGCGCCAGCACTACGCGCAGCTCCGCATGCGCGAGCAGACGGCGGGCGACCGCTGCCTCAACTTCAACCCGCCGGCCACGCCGGGCCGCTGGCCGACGCCGCCGCGCGTCTCGCGCCGCTAGTGCCCTACTTCGTCGTCAGCGACTTCCGCGGCGGCATGAGCCGCACGCGCCTCGACACGACAGCGCCGGCCGGCACGCTGCGGCTGCTCCGCAACGCGCACATCAGCCGCGGCGGCGAGATCGAAAAGCGCAAGGCGTTCCTGCCGTGGCGCAATCTGCCAGCGGGCACGGTCGGCCTCGGCGCCGCCGCAGGCGTCGTCTACGTGTTCGGCTCGGCGGCGGATGTCGCGGTGCCCGCTCCCGTCGTGTATCAGCGCCTCGCGCCGAGCGACGGCTCGACCGTCGTGCAGATCCTCGACACGAAGGCTGTCGCGGGGAAGCTGTACGTGGCCGCGCTGTGCTCGAACGGCGTCGTGCGCCATTTCTACGACGGCGTGCAGGTGACGGTCTTCACCGGCCAGGCGCAGGCCGAAGCCGGCCGCATCCTCCTGCCGTTCAACTCGAACGTCTACGCCGCGTCCGGCTCGGTCCTGCATCGCTCGGGAACGGACACCCCGACCGATTGGAACACGGCGACGCCCGGCGCCGCGTTCTTCGATATGAGCAGCCAGGCGCAAGGCTCCGAGCGGCTGACGGGCCTCGCCGAATACCAGACCGGCATGGCCGTCTTCTCGCGGCGCACGACGCAGATCTGGCTCTTCTCGGCCGACCCCGCGCAGAGCGCGAAGCAGCAGACCCTTCGCAACATCGGCTGCGTCTCGCCTTCGACATGCGTCTCGTTTGCCGGAACCGACGTGTTCTTCCTCGGGGACTCGGGCGCGCGCTCCTTGCGCGCGCGCGACATCACCGACAGCCCAGCGGCGTCGGACATCGGTACGCCGATCGACGACCTCGTGGTGGAATGGCTGCGCAACGCGACACCGGCGCAGCTTGAAGTCGCGCATGCGCTGATCGAGCCTGTGGACGGGCGGTACTGGCTCGTGCTCGGCAACGTGGTCTACGTCTTCAGCTACTTCGCGAGCGCGAAAATCAGCGCGTGGTCGGTCTACGACCTCCCCGGAGCGCCGCAAGCGACGGCGGCGGTGGATCGCGCTGTGTACACGCGCATCGGCGACACCGTGTTCCTCTACGGCGGCGAGAGCGGCGCGGCCTATGACGACTCCGAAGCGGTCGCCGAGTTGCCGATGCTGGATGGGCGGCAGATCGCCACCTGGAAGCAGTGGACCGACATCGACGTAGCGGCGGAGGGTTCGTGGCGCATCTACGCGACGAATCGGGCCGGCGACCTCGCTGGCGAGGATCTGGTCGGAACCGTGGACGGCAGCACCTTCGCGCAGCTTGCGACGCCGCTGCTCGGCGAAGCCCCCGGCCTGCGCTTGCGGTTCGTGAGCGAAGGCTCCGGCCCCGCGCGCCTTGGCGCCGTCGCTGCGCACTACGAGCGGTTCGCTGGTCGGTGATCGTCGAGCCGATCACTCCGGCGACCGCGCACTATGTCGCGGCGCGCATGCGCGAAGCCGACCGCGCGGAGGTGTTCGCCACGTGGCCCGACGACGACTTCGGCGCGCTGGCGGCGCGGGCAGCGCAGCGCGGCCCGCTGGCGTTCTGCGCTGGCCAGGACTGGCCGATCGCCTGCTTCGGCGCCGCGCAGTGTTGGCCCGGCGTTTACCAAGCGTGGATGTATGCCACGGACGACTTCCCCCGTGTCGCGATTCCGCTGACACGGTGGGTGAAGTGTCGTATCATGCCGCTGCTTCGGACAACAGGTGCCCACCGGATGCACGCCTACTCCCTGGACGGACACACGACGGCGCAGAAGTGGATGCTGGCTCTCGGGGCGCGGCACGAGGCGACGCACCTCAATTTCGGCAAGCGCGGCGAGACGTTCCACGTCTTCGTGTGGGGCATCGCCTGATGTGCAACGTGTTCGACGGCGGCGCGGCGCGCGCGGCGCGGCGTGAGGCAGAGATGCAGCGCGCCGCCGAGGAGCAGCGCCAGGCGCGCGTGCGCGAGTCCATCGGCGCCATTGACCGCACCTTCGCGCAGTTCGACGACTCGTTCTTCAACAACCGCGAGCGTGCCTACGTCGATTTCGCGATGCCGCAGGCGTCCGACCAGTACGACAAGGCGCGCCGCGACTTGATCGCTGCGCTGGCGAACTCGGGCCTCACGCGGAGCTCGGTCGGTGCCCAGCAACTTGCGGACCTCGACCGCGACTACGCGATGCGCCGCGCCGATATCCAAGACGCGGGCCGCAGCTTCGCGCAGGAGCAGCGCGCGAGTGTGCAGCAGGCGCGCTCCGGCCTCGTCAGCCAGGCCAACAGCATCGGCGACGCCGCGGCGGCTGCGAACTCGGCAACGGCCGAGGCGTCGCGCCTCACAGCCGCGCCGACATTCAGCCCGCTTGGCGCGCTGTTCCAGAACGTCGGCGCTGGCATCGGCGCTGTCCGCCGCATCCGCGAAACCGATGACGTGCGCGGCCAGCTTTCGTCCGGCGCTCGACTGTTCAACTTGCCGACGAACGCCGGCCGGGTGGTGAACTGATGTGTGATCCCGTATCCGCCATCGTCATCGGATCTGCCGTCGCAGGCTCGGCGATGCAGGGCATCGGCGCCGGACAGGGCGCACGGGCGCAGGCCGGCGCGACGAACGCCGAGATCGGTCGGCAGCGCGGCTTTCAGGATGCGTCGTTCAGCGCGCTTGACCGGACGGTGCGCGGCACCGATCGCGCGACGGTGGACGCCGACGCCGCAGCCGCAGCGCAGTCGCGCAGAGCCGCGGCGCGCACCGCCGCCGCGCCGGCTATGGCAGCCGGGTATCTGCCCGGCATGGCCGGCGCGCCGCAGATCGTGCGCGACGAGACGGATCGCCGCCGCGCGCTGGCGAATATGTTCGTGGACCAGCAGATCGGCGCGCGCGCGACGCTCGGCGGCTTCGACGATGCGGACCTGCGGCAGCGGATCGCCGCAGGCCGTTCCGCTCAGGACATCGCGACGCAGGCGGGCTTTGCCCGCGGCAGCGCCTCCGTGCTGCCGGCGGCGCGCATGGCGGCCGGCACGCGCGGGCAGAACCTCCGCACGGCAGGCCAGCTCGTGCAGACGGCCGGCATGCTTGGCGGCATGACCTACGGCGGCCCGCGCGGGTGGGGATCGCTGTTCGGAGGCGGCGGCGCGACGCCGAACACGGTCGGCGGCCCGACCGCGCCAGGGATCCAGTTCCCGTGAGCGGCCGGTTCCCCAGCCCGTACTACGTCGACCCTGGCCTCGGCCAAGGGCTTTCGACGCTTGTCCAGGCGTTCATGCCGGACCCGGACGGCGAGGCGCGCCGCGCCGTCAACGTGCAGCAGGGCCTCGCGCTTCAGCAGCGCGGCGAGTTCTCGCGGCGCGCGGGCGACCGCCTGCGCGCGGGATCTGTCGCGCCGAACGATCTTGCGCAACTGTTCGCGGACGCGGTGTCGAGCGGTGATCCGAATCTCATGCGCGTGCTGCCGGAGGTCGTTCGCGGCTTCGGCGCCGCGGTCGGTGCCGATCCGAACCGGCTCGCGCAGCTCTTCGTGGGTGCTGGCGGCAACTTCGCGCACACCGAGCCCGGCTTCATGCGCGCCGACGAGACGCGCCGCCGCGGCGACGACGTGCAGGCGGGCGCCACGCTGGGTGCGGCGCGCATCGCTGCCGATGGCGCGCTGGAGCGCGCGCGGCTGGAGGAGGGCGGGCGCGATCGCCGCTTCGCCGTTACGGCGCGCCCCGGCGACGTGGTGACGCTGCCGCAGAACAGCCCGGTCGCGCCGGCCGGGCAGGAAGGTCCGGTGACGCTGCGCGGCGATCCTCGCCCGCAGACCTTCGACCAGGCTCGCGCCGATCTCGTCGCGCCGTTCCTCAACCCGCCGGCCGGCGAGGCGCCCGAGGTGCAAGGCCGCCGACGCGAACTGCTGGCGCCGGGCGTCGTCCGCCAGGAGACGGCGAACGCCGGCCGCCTGGAGCAGATCGTGCTCCAGGGCCAGCAGGCGATCGAACTCCAGCAGCTTC